AAGCACCGTGAGAACTTAAAGCGCAATAACTGCGTAGAAGTTGGAAACGATGTGAATTTTGAGCAAAAAAAGGTTGAATTCAGCCGTAAAGAAAACGAAGCCCGTAAGCGTCAAATTGCGGAAATTGCATACTCCAAACTTAACTACAGATAGGGAAAACCATGTCAGATGACCGCAGAGAATTACTTGAAGCAGCCTTAGACCAAGCCGAAGAAGGCACACTTGAAGCACCTATTGAAAAGGAGATTGAAGTAAATGACGATCCAATCCAAAGCGAAAACGCCAGCGAAGAAGGTAGCGTTGAAGAAAGCAGCGACCGTGACGAAAAAGGTCGTTTCAAGGCCCAAGAAGCCAGTACCGAGCAGGATTCCGCTGAAGAACCTGACTTGGTGGCAGAAGCTAGTGATGTTCCTGACGAAGAAATAAAACGCCCTACTACTTGGAAAAAAGAGTATGTCGATGTTTGGAACAAGATGCAGGAAGGCAAGCCGCTAGATAAAGCGGAGTTTGCTAAGTTTGCTGAATATGCTAATCAGCGTGAATCCGAGTACAAAAAAGGCGTATCTGCCTACAAAGCAGAAGCCGACAATGCACGGCAGCTTACAGAGGCCATTGGGCAGTTTGCCCCTGAATTGCAGGCACAAAACATTCACCCCGTAGCCTGGATTAACAATTTAGGTCGTGCGCACATGATTTTAAGCAAAGCACCATATCAAGAAAAAGTGCAAATGTTTCATAGACTTGCCCAAGATTATGGAATACAATTAAATTCAGATAGCTTACAAATGCCTGAACAGGCGTATGTAGACCCGTATCAACAGCAGTTAATGCAACAACTTCAAGCTACCCAGCAACAAGTTCAGCAACTGTCAGCGATACGAGAGCAAGAGGAAAATGCTCGAGTAATGCAGGAATACACTCGAGTAAGTAGTGACAAAGAGCGGTATCCGCACTTTGAATTGGTAAGGGAAGATATGGCTCAATTACTTGAGCGAGGTTTAGCCCAAGACTATGATACGGCTTATGAGAAAGCTGAGCGCATGAATGACGAAGTTTACAAGCTGAAACAAGAACAACTCTTGAAATCAGTAAGTACCCAAGCGTCTAAGGCACAGCAAGTAGCTAAAGCTAAAGCAACTGCTGTTAGTCCAAGATCCGTTACTCCTAGCGGTCAAGTGTCTAAATCAGATGCAAAGGATAGACGATCCTTGCTTATGGCTAATTTAGCCGATGCAGAGGGTGGTCGGGTTTAACTTAATCAATTAAAGGAAATATCATGGCATTCGCAAATAGCGCAATCACCGATATTATCGCTACCACCATTCAAAGTCGTAGCGGAGTATTGGCAGATAACTTAACACAAAACAATGCAATTCTTCAGCGTTTGAACTCTAAAGGTAATGTTCGCCCATTCTCGGGTGGTAATGTGATCCTTGAGGAGATCATGTACAACGACCCAGCAACCAACAATGCTAATAGCTATAGCGGTTACGAAGTCTTGAACATCACCCCTGATAGCCCAATCTCGGCTGCACAATACAGCATTACTCAGTATGCTGATTCTGTAACCATGAGCGGTCTAGAAATGCTCCAAAACAGCAGCAAAGAAGCAATCATCGACCTTTTAGATGGTCGTATGCAAGTTTCTGAAGCCCGCCTGTTAAACCGCATTTCGGGTGACATTTATGGTGACGGTACAGGTAACGGTGGTAAGAACATCACAGGTCTAGCCGCTGCTGTTTCTACTTCCCCAACAACTGGTACATACGGTGGTATTAACCGTGCAAACTGGGCATTTTGGCAGAACCAAGCAACTACTGGTGCTGATTCCGCTGCTTTGATCCAAGCTGCTATGACTACCGCTGCTATCAAATCTGTTCGTGGCTCGGACAAGACTGATTTGATTATTGCTGGTAACACTCTGTATCAACGCTATGTTGCTTCTTTGCAAGCAATCCAGCGTATTGCTGGTGTAGAAGAAGGTGCTGCTGGTTTCGCATCCCTCAAGTTCTACGGTGGCGGTATGTCTGCTGATGTGGTATTGGGTGGTGGTATTGGCGCACAAGAGAACGCATTGTATATGTATCTCTTGAACACCGATTACATCTTCTTCCGTCCACACAAAGAGCGTAATTTCGTTCCAATTGGTGGTGAGCGTCAGTCTATAAATCAGGATGCGATCGTGAAGCTCTATGGCTGGGCCGGGAATTTAACTTGCTCAAACGCTTCATTGCAAGGCATTTTGACTGGTTCTTAATCAACTGACTAATTAAAGGAAATTATCATGTCATATTCAATTACCCCTACCTCGGGCATTAACTTGGATGATGTAGTTCAATCTACAACTCAAGTTATCGGTGCAACTACCGTAACTATCCCTGCTAATGGCCCTGCTGGTTCGCAAGTTTGGGCATCAGACGGCAAGCGTTATGTATTGGGCGTTGCAGGTGCAGCTATTACAGCTTCCACAGCAACTTGCTCAATCAATGCTTCCACATTCGTTGTTACAGCTTCAGGCGGCTCTTATACAAGCCCAGCCGTAGCCGTAGCTTCAGGTGCTTATGCTTGGTTTGCAGCAACTAGTGTTTAATAGCATTTTGTAGTAAAAACAGGGGGTTACCTTAATCGGTAGCCCCTTTTACCTTTAACTTTACCTAACTACTTAGGAGATTTAAAAATGGCATTACCTTCAGATCAACAAGGAGCAGATTCACGCTTGCAAGTGCGTTTTTACAAGAAATCCGTACAACAAGAGCAAGAATCCATAGACGCTGGCAGACCAATCTACAAAGACTTTGATTTTGTACATATCTGCGTTGCTGGCGATACCCTAACCGAAATTGACACTTATGCGTTACAAAACCATAAGCAGCGTTTCCCTATTCAATGGGCTAATTACATGAATAGACAAGGAGCGCATGACGAGGAAGTGGTTGGAACGCCTTTATCGGAATGGCCTTTAGTATCAAAAAGCCAAGCCGAAGAATTAAGGGCAATTAAGTTCCAAACGGTAGAATCTATTGCACACGCTTCAGATCAACAGTTACAGCGTATGGGCATGATTGCAGGTATGTCACCCTATGCGTTCCGTGACAAGGCAAAGGCATTTTTAAATCTAGCGACAACGGCAGCAGAAACCGACAAGCGTGAGCATGAAATTAACGCTTTGAAAGAAGAACTTGCCAAAAAGGAACTAGAAACTGCTAAAATGAAACAAGAAACAGATGCGAAGTTAGCCTTAATGCAAGAGCAAATGGCTACTATACTTGCTGCTGTTGGTGAAAAGAAACCCCGTAAACAGAAAACGGTAGCCACAGAGGAAGCCTAATATGTCAGCAACAATGCTTGAATTGGTACAGCAAGTCACCGCTGAACTTAACTTAGCCATACCTACTTATGTGCAAGGCAACACCAACCAGGATGTGCAGCAAGTCTTGGCGTTGATGAACCGTGCAGGGTATGACCTTGTTAAAGAACACAATTGGCAAGCATTGGAGCTGGAATACAGGTTTTACACCACAGCAATCACCACAACCTGTGACACTATCAACAACACTTACGACCTGCTAAATGTTGCTGATACCACAGGTTTGGATGACACATACTCAATCGTTGGCACAGCTATCCCCCAAGATACCTATGTCAATACAGTTTCAGGATCAACCGTAACGACTACTCAGTTAGCCTCGGCTACAAGCGTTGGCGGTACTGTGACCTTCAGTAAAACGAAGTATCCCTTACCGCCTGATTATGAAACCGTTACAGATAATACCCATTGGGATAAGACAAAACATTGGCAGATGCTAGGGCCAGTCGATGCCCAACAATGGCAATGGCTAAAGTCAGGCTATATTTCAACAGGCCCTCGAGTTCGTTGGCGTATTCTTGGCAATGAGTTTCAGATATGGCCACCCTACAATACCCTTGAATACCTTGGCTTTGAATACCGTTCTAAGGGCTGGGCAAGAAGTGCCACAAATCAGGTAAAAAACAGTTTTACCGCAGATACCGACACAACCGTGTTAGACGATGCAATCATTGTTTTGCTGACAAAACTAAAGTATTTCCAAGTTAAGTCGTTTGACACTACCGCATTGCAACAAGACTACAGCCGCTATTTAAGCGTTGCCAAAGCCAATGACAAAGGATCGGCTACCTTATCGTTTGCACCGCAACCAAGTGCCGTGCTTATTGGCTGGGCGAACATCCCTGATACTGGCTACGGTAGTTAATTATGGCGGTCGCTCAACAACGCAGAGCCGTTACCACTAGCTTACCTGCCCCCATTGGCGGGTGGAATGCACGAGATTCTTTGGCTGAAATGAACCCGCTTGATGCGGTTCAGATGGTCAATTTCTTTCCTACGCCTACCGATGTAACCCTGCGCAAAGGCTTTACCAAGACTTCAACTGGCATTTCAGGTGCAGTTTTAGCCTTGATGAATTACAGTAGCCCATCCGGTAACACCATGTTTGGCTCAAATTCCACAACTATTTACAATGTAAGCGCTTCTACGGCAACTGCAAGTCTTACTGGCAATACAGATGGCAAGTGGATTCACACCATGATTACAACGGCTGGTGGCTCGTTTATGCCCGCTGTAAACGGTGTTGATCCAATGGTCGTATATGACGGCACAGTATGGTCAAGATCAGCCACTACAAGCACCGCACAAACAATTAGCAGCATTACACGGGGCGGCACGGGAAACCTTACAGCAACCCTAACAACGGCTGTGGCGCATGGTTTAGTAACTGGCAATACGGTTACGGTAGCTGGCGCAGTACCAGCCGAGTTTAACGGTGCATATAGAATCACCGTTACTAACGCAACCACTTTTACTTACACAATGGCAACCGCACCTAGCGGTGATGCAAGTACAGTAGGCACTTATACCGTTAAATACTTTGTAACAGGGCTAAATTCAACTCAATTTGCAAACATTAACTTGTTTAAAGAACGCCTTTATTTTGTACAAAAGGACAGTCTTAGCTTTTGGTATTTGCCCGTAGATTCAATCAATGGTGCGGTAACTGAGTTCCCTCTTGGCGGTATATTCAAGAAGGGCGGTTACCTGCAAGCAATGGGAACATGGACTATTGATGCTGGTTACGGGGTAGATGACCTTGCAGCTTTTGTCACTAGTAACGGTGAAATTGCTGTTTACAAGGGTTCAGACCCTTCCGACCCTAACGACTGGGCATTAGTCGGTATTTGGAATATCGGACAGACTTTTGCTCGTAAATGCTTGTTTAAATACGGTGGTGATCTACTACTTTTGACTGAAGATGGTCTTGTACCCCTATCCGCAGGGTTGCAATCTACCCGTTTAGACCCCCGTGTAAACATTACTGACAAGATTTTTTACGCAATTAGCCAAGCTGCTGACCTTTATGCCAATAATTTTGGCTGGCAGATGAACTATTTTGCCAAAGTCAATATGTTGATCGTTAATATCCCCGTAACAGGCGGCTCAGAGCAGTATGTAATGCACAACATTACGAAGTCTTGGGGAAGATTCACCAATATCAACGCAAATTGCTGGGAATTAAGCGGTGATGACATTTATTTTGGTGGAACAGGCTTTGTAGGCAGGTTTTACGACACCTATGCTGATGCAGGAAACAACATCAAAGCCTTTGTTCAACAGGCTTATTCCTATTTTGAAAGCCGAGGTCAGCAAAAACGCTTTACTTTGGTACGCCCAATCCTACAAACGGACAACGGTTTACCTACCGTGCTTTGCGGCATAAGTACCGACTTTGATACCGTAGATTTAACCAACCAAATATCGTTTAACCCTTCAATCCTAAATACTGGCGAATGGGATTTAGACACATGGGATAACGCCAACTGGGGTGGTGGACTGGTAACAACTAAGATATGGCAGGGCGTAACTGGATTAGGCTATGCAGGCTCAGTCAGTATGAATGTGGTATCTCAGCGCATTGAGTTTCATTGGGCAAGTACCGATTTTGTAATGGAGCGTGGGGGCATCCTGTAATTGCGTAGGGTTACTACTGACGATCAAAAATACATGGGTGATTGGCTGGTTCGTATGATGAACCACCCCTTACCGATAGAAACAGTCTGTATTGGGCAGGAAATAGATGGTAATTTGGTAGCGGTTGTAGGGTATTGCAGTTTTATGCCAAACGCCTGCCAAATGCACATTGCAGCAGTAGATGAAGTAAATTGGATGAGTCGAGATTTATTGTGGGCGGCTTTCGATTACCCCTTTAATGTTTTAGGCGTTAAGGTTATACTAGGGCAAATTTGTGGCAGTAATGAAGATGCACTAAGACTAAACCGACACCTTGGTTTTAAAGTGGTAGCCGAAATACCTGATGCTCACATGGATGGGGATTTAGTGATTATGGCTATGCGTAAAGAGGATTGTAGGTGGCTTAACATCCGATCCTCTCTAAAAAAGGGAGAATGACATGGGTGGTGGTGGATTTTTAGGTTTAGGCCCTGCGCCAAGTGCGCCAGCTGCGCCAAACTATGCTGCTGCGGCACAAGAAACCGCACAAGGCAACCTTGATGCTGCAAGAGCGGCTACTGCGGCTAACCGTGTAAATCAAGTTACTCCATACGGCAGACTTGAGTATTCCGTTACTGGTCAAGACCCATACGGCAATCCTACCTGGACAGCCACACAGTCTTTAAGCCCACAGCAACAACAGCTTTTAGACTATCAGAACCAAACAAGCATGGGTTTAGGCAGGCTTGCAGGTCAAGGTCTTGGTTATGTTGAGAATATGCTCAAAACGCCTTTTGATACAAGCGCATTGCCATCTACTGGGTTTAATCCTAGCCAGTCGTACCAAGATGCTTATATGCAGCGTTTACAGCCGCAAATTACGCAAAACCGTGAAGCATTGCAACAGCAATTGGCTAACAAAGGTATTGATATTGGCTCTACAGCGTATGACCGTGCTATGCAAACACAAGCCCAGCGTGAGAACGATCTATTGGCTGCCGCTACTACACAAGGCTTTGGCGTTGGTCAGCAAGCCCGTCAATCTGCCTTGCAAGAACAGGCTTATTTGCGTAACGAACCACTTAACACTCTTTCTGCGGTGCGTACTGGATCACAGGTAACAGGCCCACAATTTGTTAATTCTGCACAACAAGCAACAACGGCAGGCCCTGACCTATTAGGTGCGGCAGGTATGCAATACAACGCCCAAATGGGTGACTTTAATCAAAAACAAGCCGCACAACAGAACTTTAACCAAGGTTTAATGGGTCTTGGTGCTGCTGGCATTATGGCTTCTGACATTCGCATGAAAGAAAACATTAAGCAAATCCATTGGATGCCTAATGGCTTGCCTGTTTACGAATACGAATATAAGCCTGAGTTTAAGGATCACCCATTAGCTGGGCATGGTAAGTTTGTAGGCGTTATGGCGCAAGAAGTTGAAGCGGTGTACCCACAAGCAGTTACCACTCTTGATAACGGTTATAAAGCAGTTAATTACGGACTATTGCCATGAACCAATACATTATGCCAATGCAACAACCCCAAGATCTTGGCGGTTTAAGCCCATACTTTCAAAATATTGCACAGCAACAAGCAATGCAAAACGCTGCTATGCAACAAGGTCAAGGATTAACCCAGGCTGCTGGTCAAGTAGGTCAAAGCGGTGGTATGAATCCAATGGCTATGGCAGCAATGCTGCGTAAAAAAGACCCAACCAAGCCTGCGCCTGTAACGGATTACAGCCAACCTATGATGGCAAACAATGTTGGTTTATCAGGGGTTGAATAATTATGGCAGACATGATTAATTTAGCTGGTGGATTGCCGCCTGAAATACTGCAACAGCAACAGCAATTAAATCGCCAACAACAAATGGCTCAGTTGCTTATGCAACAAGGTTTGCAACAGCCACAAGGTCAAATGGTTAGCGGGCGCTATGTTGCACCTAGCTTTTTTCAAAATGTACTGCCATTAGCGCAAATGTACGCTGGCACAAAAATATCTGAAAAAGGCGATAAAAGGGCATTAGAGCTTGCAGAGCAATTACGCAAAGGTCGTTCTGAAGCTGAAGAAAGAATTATTAGAAACATTACTCCACAAACACAAGTAACCGAAATGGCTGGCCCTGCTTTTCAAGGTCAAATGCCTACTGCTACGCAAACTATTCAACCAAATTATCAAGAGGCATTGCGTGAAATTCGCACTAATCCTTATGGTGCTGGTAAAGAATATTTGCCATCTATTCTTAAAAATATTATTCCTGAACCAGTTAAGCCTACAACTGATATTCAAAACTATGAATTTGCTAGAAGCCAAGGTTATAAAGGTTCGTTAAATGATTTTAAAAATCAAGTTAGCCCAATTGAAAAAGAGCGTTTAGCCCTTGATCGTGAAAAGTTTGAGTTTGATAAGTCACAAAAAGGTGCTGGTAAAGATTTAACAGAATCTCAAGGTAAAGCGTCTGCCTTCCAAAGTCAGATGGTTTCTGCAAGCAACGCTGTTAATACGCTTGAAGCACAAGGGTTTGACCCAACATCGTTTAGAAGCCAAACTGCGGTTAAATTGGCTGGTGGCATTGCAAACCCAGCAGTTCCTGTTGTTGCACAGCAATATAAACAAGCCCAAGATCAATGGTCAGAAGCGTATTTGCGATTTAAAACGGGTGCTGCCGCAACTGAGCCTGAAGTTGTACGAAACAACCGTACATTCTTCCCTGTATTTGGTGATAAGCCTGAGCAAATTGCTCAAAAAGCTGCCGCAAGGGAACAAGCCGAACGGGATATTGGTATTGCCGCAGGCCGTGGTGCAAATCTAGGCGCACAAGCTATTGGGCAACAACCTAAAGTATCTAAAGTGCCTAAAGGCGTTGATCCTAAAGTTTGGAATGTAATGACCCCTGAAGAAAAGGCATTATTTAAATGACACTAGAACAACAACAAGCAATAGCTTTAGCTAACGCTCGTTTGCGTTTGCAAGAGTCACAGCCAACTGAATTACAGCCAACCCAATCAGAATTTGCTGAAACTGGCGGTGGCGCTGCTGTTGGTAGACCGATGCGTGGTATTCGATTAAATGTGCAAGAAACCCCACGCCCATTAGAATCATTCATGGCAGGCGTTACTCGTTCAGCCGTTGATCCGGTAATGGCTGGCGCACAGTTAGTTACAGGCGGTCGTGGTGGTGTTAGCGATGCCGTCAAGCGTTTATCCCAAGATTCTGAAATGTACTCCCAGGCTAACCCAGCGTCATACATGGGTGGGCGCATTGGCGGTGCTGTATTACCAGCGGCAGGTATAGCCAAAGGTGCAGGGATGATTCCTAGCTTTGCTCGTGCTAACCCTTATATTCAAGGTGCAGCAGTAGGAGCAGCTAGTGGCGCAATGATTCCTGAAGAAACAGGTTTAACTGGCGCACCAATGTATCAACAAATGGGTGAAAATGTGGCCCAAGGTGCTGCAATTGGTACAGCTATTCCTGTTGTTGGGCGTGGCATACAAGCCGCAGGTGGTGCTATTCGCAGGGGTTTAGGGCTAACTACTGGCGCAGGTGAAGAATCTATTGCTCAAGCGTTAAGAGCGGGCCGTGAAGGAAATCAAGCCTTTTTGCAAAACATTCGTGGTGATGTGTCGGCAATGGATGTGCTAGATCAAGCTAAAGATGCGTTGTCTAATATGCGTTCTGCTAGAAGCCAGGCTTATAGGCAAGGTATACAAACAACCATGCCAAGCGTTGAAATTGTTGCTGGCAAAGCATTGCCTAAAGCCCCGCCAAAACTAAACTTTGCCCCTATTACAAACGCACTTGATGATGTGGTTGAAAGTCTAAAGGTTAAAACACCAACAGGAAGCCAATTTAAGATTGGTTCGGCAGAAATAAACAAGGTTGAAGAACTGCAAGATGTTGTTAAAACATGGCAAAAAGACCCATCTTTGCACACCGCAGAAGGATTAGATGCCCTTAAACAGCGTTTAGATGCCTTATATCCGGATAGTCCTATGCAAAAACAAGTGCAAAGGGCTGTAACTGCGGTTCGCAATACTGTAAAAGACACCATTGTTGCCCAAGACAAGAATTACGCTAAAACCATGAAGGCATACGAAGAATCGTTAAGCCTTGAGCGTGAAATTGAACGAGCATTGTCTTTAAACAACAGAAGCGCAGCAGATACCGCTATTCGTAAACTACAGTCTTTGACCCGCAATAACGCTAATACTAATTATGGTTATCGATTGGAACTAGCAAAAGCATTGCAAAACCAAGGCGGTCAAGATTTGATGCCAGCTTTGGCAGGTCAAGCACTTAGTTCATTTACCCCTAGAGGTTTGGCAGGTCAAGGTGCGGCATTGGGTATCGGTGCTGGCGGTGCTTTAACCGTAAACCCTATGGCTTTAGCAGCATTACCTTTAACTAGCCCTCGTTTGGTTGGTATGGGTGCTTATGGTTTGGGCAGGGCAACACGAGATATTCCTAAATTAACGGATGCAGAGCTAAAAAACATGGCTCGTATGCTAACTACACAAGGCGTTCAAGGAGCAACAAATGAGTAGAAACGGATCGGGAGTTTATTCGCTCCCCGCAGGTAATCCAGTAGTAACCCAAACTACGATTAGTTCATCATGGGCAAATAACACCATGAATGACTTGGCTGCTGCTCTTACTGATTCTGTAGCGGCAGACGGTCAAACCCCAATGACGGGTAACTTAGACCTAAATACCCATAAAGCGGTTAATTTAGTCGCAGGTTCGGTAGCTGGTGATGCTGTTGAATACACCCAATTTACTACTGCTTTTGTAAACCCTGTATTTACAGGCACAGGCTTTATGCTGATTCCAAAAGGAACTACAGCACAGCGCCCTGTAAGCCCAGTAAACGGTGAAATCCGCTACAACACAGACACTTCACAATTTGAAGGCTACCAAGGCGGTGCATGGGGTCAATTAGGCGGTGGTGCTACAGGTGGTGGCGGTGACGAAGTATTTGTAGAAAACGGTGTAACGGTAACAACAAATTACACGCTTTCTACTGGTAAAAATGCTGAATCGGTAGGCCCAATTACCATTAATGCAGGTATCACGGTTTCCATTCCTAGCACCCAGCGTTGGGTCATCTTGTAATGTATTACACCTACGCCCATTTAACGCCACAAGGCAAAATCTTCTACATTGGTAAAGGTGTAGATGATAGGGCGTATTCTTTTACAGACAGAAGCCATGATTGGCGTAGGGCAGTCAAACAGAATAAAGGCGTACAGGTTGAAATTTTGGCTAATTGGGACACCGAAGAAGAAGCCTACGACCATGAAAAACTGTTAATTGACTGTTTTACCGACATGAAATACAAGCTGGTAAACAAGACAAAAGGCGGCAAAGGTGCATATGGTTATGTATGTACCGAAGAACGCAAAAAGCATTTAAGCGATAAATTAACCGCCTTTAAACACAAAACTATCACCTGCCCAAAATGCGGTGTTAGCGGTGGTAATACCACTATGAAGCGTTGGCACTTTGATAATTGCACAGGCAAAAAAGGCACATTTAAAGCAAGAGTTTCGTATAATAATAAAAGAATGTTTTTGGGCAATTTTGCAACGCAACAGGAAGCAGACCAAAAGTGCATTGACTTTTATGCTTCAGTAAACAAACCATTACCTAAAGAATTTATTAGGCGTAAAGGAATAAAAACATGAGTTTAGTACTTCAATCCAGCGGTGGTGGTCAAATCACCATCCAAGAACCTGCAACTGCTAGTAACTTTACGGCTACTATGCCAGCCGCTACTGGCGAAGTAATGGTTACTGGTAATATGCCAGCGTTTAGTGCTTATGTAGGCACAACTTCATCAATGACAGGCGGTGCTTTTACAAAAATTACTTACGATACAGAAGATTTTGATACTAATAGCAATTTTGCATCAAGCCGTTTTACCCCTACTGTTGGCGGTTATTATCAAATAAATGGTGCAGTAGCTTCACAAGGGTTGCCACAAGAAGTTATTACTGCTATTTATAAAAACGGAAGTGCTTTTAAATATGGTGTGGATAACCTAACTGGTGGTAATTCAACTGTTGCTTCTGTTGTATTTTTAAACGGTTCAACTGATTATGTTGAAATTTATGCTTTTTCTGCAAATACAAGAAATACTGCAACAGGGCAACTTTATACTTATTTTAATGGCTCAATGGTTAGGGGTTCGTAATGTTTGAAAAATTAAAAACAATCTATTCTGAATTAACTATTGATGACTTTCACCCTTTGCGTGGAACAATCTTATTACAAGATGATGGGCAAGGTGCTTACATTGCCAAGTGGGAACACCCAACACTAGCTAAACCAACTGACGAGGAATTAGCATGAGCCAGTTGCAACAACGCTATTTAGAGTTGTTTGACTATGCTGACGGGAAACTGTATTGGCGGGAAAACCGTGGTTCGCAAAAGTGCAAAGGCAAGGTCGCTGGCACTTTATGCAATAACGGTTACATTAGAGTGCGGGTTAGAGAATTTGGCGGTGCAGTTAGCGTTCATCGGGTAATTTATTGTATGCAACACGGATATATGCCTGATTTTATTGACCACATTAACGGCAATAAAGATGACAACCGTATTGAGAATTTAAGACCAGCAACAAAAACTGAAAATAATCAAAATTGTAAAATGCGTTCCAACAATACTACTGGGCATAAAAATGTTCATTGGTACAAAAGAAACAAAAAATGGGGCGTTTTGTTGAATGTAGAAAAGAAGAAAAAATTTATTGGAATGTTTGAAGATTTGGAACTTGCTCAGTTAGTAGCTATGGAAGCAAGGAATAAGTATCATGGCGTATATGCTAATCATGGAGTTACAAAATGAGTCAATTACAGGTCAGTAGAATAAACGATTCAAGCGGTGGAGTTCTAGCACCCATTAGTTCAGTCATGCGGAATCGCATCATAAACGGTGCAATGGTTATTGACCAAAGAAATGCTGGTGCTAGTGTTACTCCTGCTAATGGTGTATATACCTATACATTAGATAGATGGGCTGGCTTTGCAACACAAGCTAGTAAATATACAGTTCAACAAAACGCTGGTTCTGTTACTCCACCAGTAGGATTTGTTAATTATTTAGGTGCAACATCTTCATCTGCTTACTCCGTTACATCAAGCGATTTGTTTATGCTTTCGCAATTTATTGAAGGCTATAACATTGCAGATTTAGGATGGGGAACTGCTAACGCTAAAACAGTAACTTTGTCATTCCAAGTTTATTCTAGCTTGACAGGTACTTTTGGTGGTGCATTACTAAATTCCGCACAAAACAGAGTTTATCCGTTTACTTATACAATTTCTTCTGCAAATACTTGGACTTCTATTAGCGTAACTATTGCTGGCGATACATCAGGCACTTGGTTAAAAACAAATGGTGTCGGTATTCAAGTTAATTTTGGTTTAGGTGCTGGTTCAAGCAACACAAATACTGCTGGAGCATGGACAACAAGTGGATATACTGCTTCAGGTGCAGTTTCAGTAGTCGGTACAAACGGTGCTACCTTCTACATTACTGGAGTTCAACTAGAGGTAGGCACACAAGCTACTTCATTTGAATACAGACAGATTGGTACTGAAATATCTTTATGTCAGCGTTATTATGAAAAGTCTTTTGATTTTCCTACTGCACCAACTTCAGCTAATGCTTCTGGTGGTTCTTATGGTCTTTTCACAACATCAGGAAGTGCTGGTGGTTTAACTACTGCATATATGGATGGGTATGTTGGTTATCGTGTTGAAAAAAGAGCAGCACCAACAGTTACTGTTTTTGATGAGGCTGGTAATGCTGGAAAATGCACTAGGATAAATCCAGGAATTTTGGCTACAAGTAATCAACAATGGTCTTATGGTTCACAGGCTTCAACTGGCTTTACAACAACTACCACTAATGGGTCAAACGCTGGTAGATTCAGCTTCTATTGGGTTTCATCTGCGGAGTTATGATTATGTATAAATTACAAGCACCTATTTTTCCTAAAACCGTTTCAGATGTTGTTATTCGTTTATCTGATATGGCATTTATTCCAATGTCAAACGACAACACAGACTACCAAGCCTATTTAAAATGGGTTAGCGAAGGCAACACACCATTACCTGCGGAGAATACATAATGCCAATAACATTAAACGGAGATGGCGCAATATCAGGCTTAACCGCTACTGGTATTAATGCGGTACAGAATGTAGGTAGAGCAAATTTACCTGCTGGTTCTGTTTTGCAGGTGGTACAAACAGTTATTAATGGTACTTCTACAACTATTACAACTAATGCAACATGGACTGATATTACTAACTTTACGGCATCAATTACGCCAACAACTTCTACAAACAAAATTTTAGTAATGGTTTCTGCACAATTTGAATTTTTTAAAAGTGGCGCAGAAGTTACTGGTGCATTTAAAATATTGCGTGGTTCAACAGATATTTTTGTTGAAAGTGCTAATTCACAAGGTTTTGAAGCAGCAACAAATGGCGGTAGAACATATTTAGATGGAAGGTGGAATGGCTTTTATTTAGATTCCCCAGCAACTACTTCATCTACAACTTACAAATTACAAGCTAGGTTGCAAAATAATGGGCAATTAACTATTAATAGCCAAGGAAACCAAACTGGTACTGTAATTCTTATGGAGATTGCAGCATGAGCATGAATAGACAACAAAGAGAAGCAATATTTATTCTTTACCCTAATATTGCAGTTTTGCGTGATGATATTGCTTATGATGCAGATAACAATGAAATTGTTTATGACTTATCTTCCGTAGAAGCCAAAGTTGTTCAAATTGAAACGGAAAGAACTGCACAAGAACAAGCGCAAGCAACTTCTAAGGCTTCTGCACTAGCTAAACTAGCCGCATTAGGTCTTACACAAGACGAAGTAAAAGCGTTAGTTGGTTAATATGGCTTTTGAGATTGACCCCGTCAAATATGGCGTACTTTGGCAAAAGGTCGAAGATTACGAACGCAAGTTTGATTCTATGGAACGCAAAATAGACAACATGGATGCTGACTTAAAGAAGCTGGTAGGCATGGCAGAACGGTCTAGGGGCGGTTTTTGGGTAGGCATGACCATTGTCGCTGGAATCAGCACCGTATTCGGCTGGGCAATCCACTTATTTGGCGATAGATAATGTGGATGTCAAAACCCTTACAGACAGCCTTGATTCAGCTAGGGAAAGTGCCAAGTCATTAACTAAACAAGTAGAAGCGTTCCAAAAAGACGGAACG